GTTAGACCAAGTTTCCGATTCATCAACAGTTGTTCCAAAGATTAAATCAGTTGTTGAAAGGTGTGTTCCAGAATCCGAAGTGTTATTCCATACACGAAGAGTTGTTCCCGCTTCTCCATCCAAATACAAAGACCTAGGAGTTGTAGAGTTCTGCTCAGTCGTAGTCAGCCACCCTGCTTGCCAGTTAAACTCATAACCAACCGAACAGACCAAACTAATACCGTTAACACCACCACGGCTGGTATCAAAGTTGCCTTCACCGATATACTGACTTGCAGTTCCAAACAGGATGTCACCTGTCATTGTGCCGCCAGCAAGGGGCAAATAAGAGCCACCACCGCCACCGCCAACATCAGCCATAGTCGCAAACGGATTTTCCGATGTAGGGTCTGCCGCACTTGTGATTGCCGCAAGTTCGTCAGAAGAGATTTCATCGCCAACATTGACGACGTTTACCTCTGGCTTATCTGATGTATTAATACTCATTAGGCGAAAGATTCAAGAACAAGTACGTCAGTAAAGTCGCTTACAAGGAATGGACCATTGTAGTTTTCAAAGTTAACAGACTGACCTGCGTAGAGTTTAAAACCATTATCGTTAACATCTCCAAAAGTAATTGTCACTTCTGTGGAGCCTTGGTTTTTAATAACCAATTGAAGTCTTTTGTATTTAGATGGAACTGGTGCGTCTAAAGAAATGTCATAACAAGGATTGTCGGTGCCTCTTGCGGAGGAACCTAGACCTGATGTAAAGATATTCGTATAGAATGCGTTAGAATATGTTGCGTGACTCATTTTAGTAGTTGGATATGTAGTTGATTCGTCGAATTTGACCCTGTTGGCGAAGTTCTTTATCGTATTCTGTTTCTAGAACACCAGCAGCATCTGCCTCTGCCTTAGCGGAGTCATCGTATTGCTGTTCTGCCTTTAGGAAATCTGCATAGGCTCCACGGCTCATATAAGAGCCAAAGATGTAAGGTACCTTAATAAGTTCCCAATTTGCATCTTCTCCAATAACTGGAGGGGTAGCAGAAGGAACATTAACCTTAGCCTTGTAAAAGTTTGCACTGAATGGTCTGCCAGCAACAGGCATATAAGACTGTGTTGCAGGTGCCCCAGTGTCGTAGTAAATTTGTGCCCCAGTGGCGTATGTAATAGTCGGGTCGTATAAATCTCCAAAGAGGTCTTCTCTTTTGATTCTGTACTCAACCCAAGCCTCAGATAGTTGATTGATAATAACAATGAAACTAGCAGTTCCATTACCTGTCAGTGCATACGACAGGTTTGTTGAACGTGTCGTCTCTAGTGGATTTTGGCTATATACGCCCACAATTTCACCTGCTTCTGCAGGGACATTCATTTGTCTTAGGTCGTTTACTGTAGTAACAGACAACTTTACAAACCTTGTTAAACAAGACCAAGGATATGATTCCCAAGCCAATCTTAAACGTGTACTCGAAAAGTGACGCAAAGTCCGAAAATTGGACTGCGTAATGTTGGAAAGGTCGTAACCGCATAGGTTGACCGAGTCCATAAGGATAGTTCCGTAATCTATAGTTCTCATAGTAGTTTTCCGTCAGGACCATATAGTCCTTTTGTTCCGTTAACCATCACCGACTGTTTGCTTGATTGATAAGCAATCTTGTACTGTGGGTTTTCTTTGTCCCACTCAGCCACGAATTTCTTGTCTGACCAGCATTGGTAGCCAAGTTTCTGTCCCCAAAAATGCCAAGATGTTTCGGGTATTTCTCGCTCTAGTTGTCCTAAACCTTCAATGGCACGGGCTGGAACCTTCCTTTGTTTCTGTTCCCATTTTTGCTGGTGAACAGTACGAATTTTTTGGAGGTTCCAGCCTGTACGGAATTCCCTTTCCACCTCCCGTAGGAGATGGTCAGGGATTCCAGCCACAAGGGCCGATGAGGCCCTGTCTGCCATTAGGCGGAGAAGTCGAACTTGCCGAACGCAAGAGGGTTATGGATGCAAAGACCCAGAACCATCTCAATCGCACGACGAGGACCACCACCGTTGTCGGTCAACTCAATGACTTCGGCAACGTTACCACCATAACGAAGTTCGGCATACTCGAAAGGAATGACGAAACCTTTGTTACGGTTAGGAGTGAAGGCACCATAGGTACCAGACTCAGGGTCTACATCGACATCACCTAGCCAGTTGGACACGTGCAAGTTAAGGGTACCGAAGTCACCTTTGAATTGCTGAATGTTCTGGATGTAGGTAGGCTCGCCAGCGTTACGCATCGTGCGGATAGGGGAATCCGACTGTGCTTCGCCTTCAGGAGTGGTGTATACAAGACGGGAGAACGCTCTCTTAAGATTAGTACCGAGAACGAGGTCGTAGGTCTTGATTTGACCAGTCTGCTCATAAAGAGCCTGAAGCATATCTTGGCAATGCGACTCGTTTAGCGAATCAGGGCCAGCACAAGTATTTGCGTTAGCAACTACACGGGAGGTACCGCTGATTGACTTCGTTGACGAAGAAGCGATGATATTGGCTGCAGGTGTGCAGAACTTGTCAGCGACAGGAAGAATAGTGTCTTTTTCCCACTTGGTCTTTGTCCACTTATCAAGTGCACGGAAGCGATAAGGAACATCACCGTCGTCTTCTTGGTTGCCTTGAGCAGAAGTCAAAGTGACTTCGATGTCACGCTTGATAGCGAGCATCGCCTTGGACATCTGACGTGACATTTCGGATGGGGTACCAGCGACTTTCACGTAGTTCGTGTTAGTCAACTTGGACACACCGAATTTACGACGGAAGATTTGCGGGTAGGCAGCGAGCGTTGCTCTAAAGCCATCTGTGAAGTTCTCCATCTTAGCACCGTCGGTAGTGTCGCCAGTGGTGCTTTCGTCTGTACCGTCAACGACGGGGCGAACGAGAGGGTCTGGGTTGCTATCAACTTGCCATTGGAACAGCGTGTTGTTGGGCTGGGATGCTTTACGTAGCATCGCTTGGACTGGGGTGTCCTTTGCGTCTACTAACGTAATCATATCAGCAATGTCCTCACGGCGACCAAGGCCCTCGCCTGTAGTCTTGTTGTAACCTGTAAGGTCTCTTTCAAATAATCTAGCCATTGTTGTATCTGGGTTGGGGGGTTGGGGTTGGGGGTCTCACTGTTTACCCGAAATAACGGGCTTCAATGAGGGACGCTAAATCATCACGTGAACGTGTCTTATTAAACCTCTGCTCCACTTCCAAAGCCTTTTGTGTATTTTTAGTTTGGCTAACAGGACTTGCGGAGGGGCGACTTGGTTGAAATTGAGCCTTATTCTGCGGCGAATTCTTTGCCTGACGGCCTTGACGGGCTGTCATACCAAAGATAAAGTCTCCAACTACCAACTTGTAGTCAGGGAACTTTGCAAGTTCTGGGAAGTTTTTAATAAGGGCTTGAGCAGTTCTATACTCGGTAGACTCTTTCTTTGTCCACCAAGGATATGTTTGTTCAGCAATTGGGTCGAATTTGCGACGTGCATTGATGTTGGCTTGTTGTGCAGGTAAGTTGACTTCTAAGTCACGCATAGCCTGAATTTTCATACGCCTTGCTTCACGCTCGTCGATTTCGATTTCGTTGCCGTCAGACTTGGTAATAGTTCCTCCGTAAGGATTCTCTTCTACCCAGTCTCTAACTTTTCTAGCCTTATCAGCCGCAGTAACTAAGTCTTCTTCCCGTGTAATGTGATTAAACGGGTTGTCTTCTTTGTTACCACTTGGCCTTGGGTTACTAACTGCGGAACGAAGTTGCTCCAGTTCTTCTTGTGCTGCCCGTAGTGCATCTTCTGCTTCTTTACGTTTAGCATTAAGTTTACTGATTCTCTTCTTTACGCCTTTAGGTAACTCTTCTTCCTCAGACTCGTTCTCAGCAATTTCTGGTTCTTCAACCGAATTCACATCGGAACTAACGTCTTCACCAGCACTTCCAGCAATATTATCAAGCGTGTTGAATGCCTGATTATCTTCGCTTTCGGACTGGATTTCCCCCGAATCACTATCGAGTTCAGAGGTACCCGCCTGATTTGAACCAGACAAAGCAGGAATTGCTTGGTCAAGAAGAGCGGCAAGCCCTTCCCTACTGAGTCCGCTGGCTTCGGATTCAGGGGCGGTGTTTTGAACCTTTTCGCCCTCGGTTGTCGATGATGTATCGTTTTGCATAGTGTTTTAAGTCTCTAAGAAGACAAACAGGGTTCTTGGAACCCAGAACTAGTGCCATATATTTGCGGTAACTGCTTTGAAGCAACTACTTCCTACCACTTATGCATTTTTTGACAAATTAGTGTCAATCCACAACAGGTTCTCTATTCTTAGTAGCAGTTTCCCGTAGTTGTGTAAGGTAGTTAGATAAGTCGACAAGAGCGTCTGCACGTCCTGCAGAATGAGTTCTTTTTTCCTCAGAGATGTCTTGAGATATAACTAAAGCAATTTCCTGCTGTGTCATCACGTGGATGACTTCCATTACAACATCCCAAGCAGGATTTTTTGTAAAACTTAGAGCGGCGATTGTTTCTTTGCTAGGTACGTAGTCCATAAATTACATTTGTTGCTGCTGTTGCATTTGCTGCTGCTGCATCATCATCTGTTCTTCGGGCGACATTTGCTGGCCTTGGCCTTGTCCACCCATCATTTGTTCCTGAGCCATCATTTGTTCCTGTGCCATTTGTTGTTCAGGTGCCATTTGTCCTTGTTGCTGTTGGCCCTGACTGCCTTGCGATTGCTTAATGATATCAGAAACTTGTTGTGAGAAGTTAGGACCTTGTGGTGCTACGCCAGTTCTACCAACTTGTTTGTTCTGCTCCTGAGATACAGACATCTGCAAGTTCTGAACATACTGCTGGAACGCATTTTGGAATATTTGGTCTCCGCTAAGTGCCTGTTGAGCCTTTGGATTCTGCTGCATAATCTGCTGAACCAGTTGCAAGCGTGAGCCAGCAGAAGGGTCGTTCTCAGATAAGTCAGGAGGATTACCAGCAAGCATAAGTGCAATGTCAGTCTGAACTTCTCTGTGCATCTGTTTAGACGCTTGCTGAGAGTCGACGATGAGTTCCTTAGCAGCGTCAGGATGAATTGCATCGAGGGCTACCTTGACCAACTTGCTTCTGTCGATAATACCCTGTGCATCCAGAGGAACTGCAAACTTAACAATTGCATCTAGTTTCTCTAGCACAAGGTTTGTATCAACTTCACGAACGTCAAACTTAAGGATGAAATCAAACAGGCCGTGGATTTCTGACGCTCTTGAAGGAATGTCAGAACCAACAATCTTTAATTTTTCTTCTGGGGTTAAATATTGAAGTGCTAACTGGAACGTCTGTCTGTAAATTTCTGTCCAGCAAAGAAGCCATCCATTAACTCTGTGCTGTTGAAGCAACTGTGAGCGAATATCTTCAACGTACTTAGATGTTAAACCGTAGTATGCTGCGTGGTTGGCCTCAACACGCTCAATAAGTGAGAACGCTACCTGAGGATTACCTGCAGGTGGTTCCATAAACACGTAGTCGTCTTTATTGCTTACTGGGAGAATAACGGCAGGACCAATGCGGTTTAATGCACCAATTCTTTTTGCTACCTTGATTGGAGGCAGTGTTTCAAATGCTGTTCTGTCTCTAAGAGCATCGTGCTGTGCTTTAATTTCGTCTTGGTCAGTTCTTGAAATCTCAGGAACGCCTCTAGACTCGGTAATTGCACGTCTGCAGTGCTGTTCGGACTTGTAGCCTACAAACGGATATTCCCCGTGGTAGTACTCTAAAACTTCGTGTTTAGCATATTCGTCTTCCCCAACTTGTGGACAGAACACGGTAAAGTAGATTGCTGGAACGCCGTCTGGACCAATTTGACGTGCATACGCATATACGATTTCAATCATATTACGTGTTCTATGAACGTTAGTCTGCAACGTTGCAGTAATAGGTGTAATGGTAGGGTCGTTATACAGTGAAGCCTTACCAATTGTTCCAACGGCTTTTTCTACAAAAGTAGAGTTCCACTCATCAGTGTTAATCATAGAACGAACTTCTACTTCAGTCATAAACGTACGTCTAAAGATGACACGTGCTCTTTGGATATCTACTGTCTCAGGAGGGAATGAAATTTCGTCGTATGGCTTCAGTGCAGTAATGCACGGTGCGTTTTTGCTAATATAGGATTCGTCAATAGATGACTCTCCGTTTTCTCTAAGTTCTTTCACCATACGTAATGCATCTTTTTCAGAGGCACTAGCAATTGTTGCTGTGATAATATTTGCTACGTACTGGTCAGAGTCTCCGCTCATAATCATTTCTGGCAATGTAGCGATTGGCGAAAGAGGGTCTTGCTGGGCTGCAGCCATAGCAATTTGTCTAACGTCGTTAATTGTAATAGGCTGGGTCCTCTTGTTCATTTGCTGTTCCCAACCTACGTGATAAACTGTCCACCCGTACGTGTAAGCGTACTGAGCACCTAAGAATGCTTCTTCATAAATGGCTTTAAAGTTTCTACCTTCAAGTAACCAACGCATAAGCGTTGTTGCTCTAGATGCTTTCTCTCCGTCTTCAAAACCTACTCCGCTTACTCGCAACGTAGAGCGTGTAAACGCCGTAACAAGCATTGCTGAAATGTCATTGATAGTTCTGTCGACAAGTCTGTTTCTAACATCAGACGCACCTTCAAACGGCATCGCTGGGTCACCATCATCACGACCTTCGCTGTGTTTCTTGCCATCATCAGACTGTCCAGACCATCTGCAAAAACGAATGTCTTCGATTGCTGCTAATCTGTCGATATTGCTGCCTGTGTACAATGAGTCATTGTATTCAAACAATAATTGGTTGATGTCAGGCTTTGTTGTAGCCTTTGCGAGTTGGTCTTGGTAATTAATTTTAGCCATTTATTTTAAAGTGTTTTATGAGTTCGCTGGTGTAGTACCGTGCGTGTCCTCCTTCGGTTTTATATACTCTGACCTTTCCATCAATCCTTAATCTGTCGAGAAATCGTTCATTAATGCCAAATATTCTCGCTGCGTCTTTGCGGGTGAGCATTAACGGTAGTTCTTCTAGTTCAATAGCCATAAGGGTCAGATGCTTTATAAGTTTTTTCGTCTTCGTAGGTGGGGTTCATCACGGCTAGGTATCGAAGACAGTCGATAGGGTCTTTACAAGCACCCTTTAACCCGTCTTTACCAGTCCATTCTTTTAATGCAAATATTAAATTCTGACAATCCCAAGAAATGTAGAGTTTGGGCTTATTGAGTGCGTCGAGTGGTCTTCCCTTGTCGTATGCTAGCCAGTCATTGACGATTGCGACACCTTCTTCAATTGCGATACCTGCTGCTGGCTGAAGGAACATTGATTCCTGCTCTCCACCGTCTGAAAACAACTCAATAATTGACGTACCTCCTTTAGCACCAATGATTTGCGAATTTCCAGCCCTAGGGTCAACGTATCTTTCCACTGGCGGCTTCTCACCTAACTCTAAGTGTTTAATTAATGCCTTGTATTCATTTATACCCCGCCCAGCACCATTAGTTTGACCAGTCCCTGCTTTGCCATCTGGTTTGTCGCAAGCAAGTGCCCATTCTCCAACTGTCATATCGGGCCATTCTCGATATATGAAGTAATTGCCCTGCATATCGATACGGAGCCAAATCATAAACCAGTTTCTGGCACCAGCAGGGTCAATAGCCATATACGACACGCCCTCCTTTGGTATTTGGCTAGCAGCGACAATATTAGCATCTCCGAATCGGGGGAACATAGTCCCGCTAAGTGAATCTGCCCATCCGTAGGCACGAATCTTAACTTCATACGGCGTACGACCCTTAAGGGAACGTGCCATATTTGCAAAAGGGTTATAAGGGTTCCATTCTGAGAAGAACCACATAGCACAAGCGTTCTTTCTGATACAAGATGCTAAAACTGGCATATGCCCACGCTTACACAACGGGATGGTGTTTACGTCTTTTAAAAGTTTGGCTTCTTTCTCAATAACTACGGTACATCCTCCAAGGTAATCTTTAACCACGCTGGAATAGCCAGTAATAGGCGTAAAGGTAATAACCATCTTACCAGAACGTGTAATAGTTCGGAACCTAAGCGTTTCTACCCAGTCTAAAGGCACCAATTCGTCGCACCATACGAAATCGACTTCACCACCCTCAATTACGTCTCTATCCTGAGCGTAATTCATAAAGAAACATTGGCTTCCATTAGGCAAAACAAAGGAATTCTCCGAAAAGCCATTCTTTTGGCTATATGAGATATTTGTAATCCTTGTTTTCTTAGCAATTTTCAGTTCTGGAGGTAAATACTTCCAGACAACGCTCTGCTGCATCTGAATTGAAGACTGGTTAGTTGTATGAAGGCACCATACACGTGCCCCAGCCTTTGTTACAAGCGTTTGGATTACCTTTTTGGCTGCATACTCAGTCTTACCAGCACGATTGCCTCCGCTAAGGAGCATCTCGTCGTATTCTTCAAGTGCCTTATCTGCCTCTTTCCAATACCAAGGCTCATATCCGTGCCTAAAAGGGTCACTCTTTTCAGCAACTATCTTATCTTCACGCAGTTGCAGTAATTCGGCAACCTTCTCCGCCCCATATTTATCAACAAGAACCTTAATCTCATCTCCAGATGGTACTGGGATGACTGGGTGAGGGGTAGGTTTGAATCCAGACATTCTTACGCTCTGGATTTCCTTGAATATGATTTATGATATTCCTTGTTACTTGGCAATTTTGGAGAAGACGCAAGAGTGGTACCCTTCCTGCGAAGGTTAAATTTAACAGCAGTACCGTAGTAAGAAGAAGCCTTTTGGTATCTCCTTACTCCAGCACCCTTACCACGTGCTTCTTTCATTTCTTCTCTTCAGAAGAAACCTTGTTCTTAAAGTACTGACCTTTTACGGTATCATACTTATATTCAACGTTCTCCCACTTCTTCTTGTTATTTTTCCAAATAAACCAAGAACCAAGAACGCCGATAATTAAGCCAGTTAGGAATGAGATAATGATATACATATTGTTATTTGTTGGGGAAATTAAAATCGTCCTCTGAACCTAGGATGCCTAAGAGGAACGAGCGTTATGTCCAAGGCACCTTCTGGACGAGCCATCACTTTCATACCCTGCACCCACATCCGTGAATCCTTTACCCTCATCATCTTCTTTACACCTGCTGGTGTAGTCACCTGTAAGATACGTCGGTTAGGGAAGTCAGCACGAATGACACTGACCTCTTCTGCGGCGTTAGCCGCCGAAATTTTTTCTTTGGAAGGTTCTTGTTCCTTTTTGATGCCGAGGCACTCATACATTTTTAGTACTCCTGTCGGAGTAAGCCAGACAACTCCAAATTTGGTGGGTCTCCCACCCGACTGTTCACGATACCAATGAGATTGGTTCATCTCCTTTTCACGAATTTTTATAACCAACTTCCTGTCCACGCCAAGAACACGTACCAGTTCAGCCTCTTTTACATCACCTGTATTTATCGTCAGTTCGGACATATATAATTAACATCTATTAACACTTGAAAACAGAATGCAAGCATTTAAAGTGGGAGCAGGGGATGGACTCGCACCATCGACCTCTGAATTATGAATCCAGTGTTCTACTGTCTGAACTACCCTGCCCAGCATTATTGGGAAAAAAAATTACCTGAGTCAATCCGTAACGCAACTTCGGGTGCTTATGACACAGACCCCCTCCCCCCCTTGAATGTCATAGACAGGCGGGTTGGCACGGTGTATGTACGAGGTCGATTGAGAGGGCTTGGGACTGGTTGCCCTAGGGTTGGTATGGACTGGTGCTCTGGAGTAACTCTACGGGGCTGCTAGGGGGCTTTATTAGATGGTTGCCACACGGTCTAGACTATTACTTGTAATAGGGGGTGATAGTGGTCATATGTTCACTAGTGGTGGGCACTAAAAACCCCACTGCTTAGGTGGGGCTGATAGGAGGCTGGTGGGGCCGCTTAGGACTTGGTGGCGAGGCGGCGGGCTTGGGCGGCTTGGAGGTCAGCGATAGCGAGGCTGGCGTAGTTGAGTGCGTCCCAGAGGCCGTGGTGATACTCAGGCTTGGAGTCGAGGAAGCCGTTGATTGCGTCGTCGTTGTGACCGTTGGTGTAGTCACGGAGGTTGCTGAGCGTCTGGATGGCCTTGGCGACCTGAGCGTGGGTGAACGAGAGGCGTGGGAGGGAGCCGTAGCGAGTGCGTGGTGCTGGTGCTGCAGGTGCGTCTGGTGCGTAGTTGAGGAGGACGTGGCCCTTGGCGTGGAGGGCACGGATGACATCGATGTGGGGGTAGGCGACTTTGACATCGAACTGTTGAGGGCGGCTCTCGGTCTTCACGACGGCGAGGTTGCGATTGACGAGGTACTCGAGGTAAGCCTTCTCTGCTGCGGTGAGGTCACGGAGTCGTGTGTAGGACTTGGGTCCGTAGACGAGTTTCGTGAGGACACTGACTTCGCCGTGCGAGACTGCGAGGTCGATGGAGAGGGCTGCTGCGAGGACGTGACCGTATTGGGTTGTGTGGTTCATAGGGTGTGGACTGTGGAAGAATTGTGCTGGTTGTCAATAGCGGGGATGGGCTGTATGACAGAGGGCTATGAGGTGGGGGTGTGTGTGGTGCGGGTGGATATCAGGGCCGACACCCTCGGAGGCCGTGGCGAGCCTCCTGAGGGGTCAGGCGTGGAGGTTTAGGAGATGGCCTTGAAGGTGGGGCGGGAGCCGAAATAGAAGCCAGCGTCCTTGGAGGCTTCGATGGTGATGGTCTGGGTGAATTTGGTGCCGATGACTGGGAGGTTCGACTCTGCGAGGGTGTCGGACAATTTCGATGGCACCGACTGCCAGACCTTGTCTCCTTCGCTGGTGACGAAGAGACCCTTGAGCGTGGAGGTAGTCTGGTACCCGAAATTGCTTTCGACCCACTTCGTGGAGACGAAGGAGCCAGTGAGCGAGATGCGACCATCGAGTGCGGGGCGAGCAGCGATACCTGCTTGGCGAGCGGCCTCCGAATTTTGACGTTGGGCGACACGGACTTCTGTCTCCTTAGCCCAGCCTTCAGCCTTGTCCCAGCGAGCGGCGGAGAGGAATAATTCACGCTGCTTGTCGCTGGCGAATTGGTAATCGTACTGGCGGCACTTGGAGCCGATGGTCTGGACGATGAACAACGACTTACGGAGCACGTGGAGTGCGTCGTCGCTGGTCACGCCTAACTCGGCAGCCTTGGCGGCGATGATGGACTCGAAACCGCCACGCTCTGCAGCGAGGGCGAGCGAGAGGGCAGCGAAGAGCACTGGGTCCTTGGCCTCGCACTCAGCGAGGAGAGCGTCACGCTTGCGGCTGGTGGCGAGTGCCTCTGCACGGGCAGCGAGGCGATTCCACTGGTGCTCGTCGGAGGGCAGACCAATCTTGGTCGAGCACTGGTGACCGATGGCGACGTTTTCACCTGAGGGCACGTGCTTGGCGACGGCGAAGTACGCACAGCGGGTGGTGCCGCAATGCTTGCAGGTGGTAGGTGCGGCCTCGGTGCCGAACCACGCCTTGTACTGGCTGCGGAGTTCAGCGATGGCTGCGGCGGCTTGCTCAGGGTGGCCTTTGAATTCGGTCCAGATGTGTGACTCCTCACGAACGTCGATGTAGCCGACGATGCGGTAATCACTGGTCTGGAAGGCAGATGGGCGGTGGATGTCAGTGCGGGTAGCGTGTTTCATAGGGTGCTATAGAAGCGAATTGCTGGTGCGTGTCAATAGCGGGGATTAACCAGCAAACTGGTTGACGAAACGCTGGGCGGTGCGGCGGGAATCTGTCCAGCCTTCAAGGATGTAAAACTCGGCGGTATCATAAAGCCAAGTCAGGGTGTCGCCAGCCCGTTGGACCTCATTGAGGCAGGAGGCGGGGTGGGACTGGAGGCGGCCCAGCCAGATGCGGTGGGCTGCTGGTGAGTGTGGACCGAAACCTCGGTCTAGGAGGATGGTCTGAATCTGGTGCTGGAGTTCAGCGATGGTGGTGGGGGTGCTCATAGTAGACCTTGACTGTGGAAGAATAGTGCCACCTGTCAATCCTACCGTAGTGTCATAAAGTAGTGAACAAATGTTCACCGTGAACGGGTGTTCACCTATCGTAAACTTTCGTGCCAACTCGCTGGTTATGACACAGCCCATCTGGGGTTTATGACACAGTGGGCTATTGACAGGGCTAATCATTAGTAACTCACATTGGTATTCCCTGCGGAGCCAGTATCTATGCGGGTTTCAGGGCATACACGCACAATTGCCTCAGGACCGCATTGTCATAGGGTGTCAATAGTCTGTATAAGGTCGAATCAAAGTGCCTCCTGAGCCATCCTAGGGGGTATAGCATAGAGATTCTAGAGACTCGCAGGGATTGGTCAGGCGACGCTTTCGGGGTGGGGTTGATACCAGTACTAAGACCATATGACAAAGCGTTCTAGAGCCATCCTAGATAGCCTAGCGTGGAATTCACACGGGCACAAAAAAACCCCGCCGAAGCGGGGCTGGGTTGGTCAGTGGCTCACTTAAGAGCGGACCGAACCTTGGACCAGTAGCCGATGGTGCCGACTTTTTTCCAGCCACTGGGGCCGCCGTTCCAGATACGGGCACGGTCTTCGTCGGTCACCGCACGGCCCAGTCGCTTGGACGTGGCGTAGAGGTCGATGTACTTGCGGCAGATGTCACGGGCCTTGTCAGGGCTGAAGGCATCGTCGTGCACGTAGCGGGTGCCGTAGGCACGGTTCACGTCGACGATGACCACCTGCCACACCTGTAGGATTCCTTTGGCACGGCCTTGGTCGCCGATGGCGTTGGCCTTACCGTTGGATTCCACCTGCGTGAGGGCGGCGATGAGCCTGTCGCTGACCTGCCCTTGGACGGGCGAGACTGCGAAGGCGAGAGCGAGGAGTAGGTATTTCATATCGTGGTTGAATGTGGTCAATGGGTGACCAGCGGCAAGGGGCTGGCGTGTCATACGCCAACCCCCTAGCACCGCCTTAGCCGAAGACCACGTCGAGTGCTACGATGTACTGGAGGAGGGCATCGCTGACCACGCCATCGAAGTCGAGGTCGCTTTCCAAGTCGTACTTGGCGGAGTCGTTGCCCTCTTCGACAAACTCCAACAACTGGAGGAAGCCGACAGCCTTCACACGGAGCCAATCAGGCTGCTTCTTATCCTTGGTGAAGCGGCGGAGGCGGCTCAGTGCCAGTTTAGGGGTGATGACGGTGTACTTGGTTTCCTTGCCGAGGTCGTCAGGATTGAGACGAAGGCGGAAGGACCAGTCGAGGCGAGGGGCCTTCCCTGATGGCGTGTCCAAGCCGCTGGTGGCGAAGGATGCGTCGAGGAAGCCGTTCTTGTTGAGCCGCTCATCGGTCTGGAACCACGCTGGGTTCAGGCCAGACTCCAAAGCGGAGTTGAGGAGCGATGCGATTTCGTTAGTGACCTTGATGTTTTGTAGTAGTTTGTTCATAGGACTTATGAAGGTGTAGAAGTATTGTTCTGCGTCAATGACCTGCTTTGTCATACGTCGTCCTCTGGGGCTGGGCTGATGATACCAGCCTTGATGAGAGCGACGGCCTGACGGCCTAGGGAGCCTTGCAACTGCCAGACGACTTGGGTGTCGACCAGATACTGCCAAGCCTCCAGCACGTCCTCTTCGCCGCCCTCAGCACGGCCCTCGACCAACTCGACGGCACGGTAGATGGTCAACTTGCTCACTTCGCACCTGCCTTTCCGTTGAGGACGATTGCGTTCTCGGTCCAGATGTAAACGATGTCGTCGACGGTGCGTTTGAGAATTTTAACCAGCGTGGGGCTTTGTGTTGAATCGACGCTATCGTCGTCTCTAATGTCATATTCGTGGTGCCAGATAATTTCTAGCGGTATGCGTTTAGTCGTGGCCTTCAAATAAGCCTCAAACAATAAACCTTTATACGTTCCAAAATAACCCTTCTGGATTACGTGCACGTGAAACGTTACGTTGTCAGGCGAACGTGTCACCCAGATGGTATGCTTGATATTATTTTCTTGGTCATCTAAATCAAAAGATTTAGAAACAGAAAGTCGAATAGGATTTAACAGGTCGTCTGTAACGTCGGCAAAGAATTTTCTGAGCGGACGGTAGTCTGTCGAGTCTCCAATCAATTCGATTGGCTTGCGTGTGCGGCGTGGGATTTTCATTGTGGTGGTAGTGGGTTGGTAGATATCGAATCTGGTGATGCGTTGCCCGAAAGCAAGAGAGCGGCGTGTCATACGCCGCCCTCTCAGTTTCAGATGATGCGGCCTTCCACTGCGGCTTTCGCACGGTCAAGCAGGTTGATAGCCTCGTCGTTGCGGCTTCGTTTTTTCAGCGGTGCCAGTGCTTCTGAGATGTCAGCGGCTTGCGTGATGACTGTTGCCCACGCCCTAATTTCAGAAGGCGTTCCATTGAAGGACGACACTCCGCCGCCAAGATTATGGTCAACGTCAATCGACCAGCCACCAAGCACTGCGTCGCTTGATTTACCTTTGACGTGCTCTTGGCGTGAGCCGTAATAGAGTTGTGCACCTCGGAAGAATCCATTCTCGTCGACAGAGAAACGAAGATGTGTTTCCCATTCTACTTCAACGGTCTTGTTGCCCTGATAGTCTGGTGCATAAACACGCTCGACTGATTTAATTGAACGTAATCCACCTTGCGGCGTGACATTTAACACGAAACACGTCGTGCCATAGTGGTTCCCAGATTCTTTCCAGCCACGCTCTTTGCGTACAATTTCATAGCGGGTGGCATAGTCGTCGGTGATGTCGATTAAAGAGCCGACGGTGATGTTACCAATGCTTGCTGTGATGTTGGAACGTGCTTCGGCGATGCGAGCCGCACCGAACGTTGCCTTGTCCCAAGCCCAGTAGGCTTCTTGGAATGCTTTCTCAGCAGCGTTGTCTGCGTCGAGTGCTTCGATTTGCTTTTTGGTAGCAGCAGCATCGAGGAGTGCGGATGCTTTAGTCAATCGACCCGTGGGGGTCTTAGCGGCATTCAACTCGACAAACTTTGCAGTCTTGTTTGCCTGAGTCAGTGCTTCGCTGGTTTCGATGAAGACCTTCGCCAGAGCGGCTAGGTCGGATGGTATTGTGTGGTTCATAGTAGTGTGGGTAGATTAGGTATAGAATAGATATTCTGGTGGATGTCAACAGGGTGCTGTGTCATACTCAGGCAGCCCAGTCGAAGGGCTTTCCGCTCTTCTTCTCGACTGTGTGAGCCAACTGGCGAAGGGCTTGGAGGGTGCGGTAAATCTCACCAGCGGAGACACGTTGCGACGAGCCGAAGTTGATAACTCCGCCGCCGACATTGACAACCTGCAACAGGCAGTAGCCGTTGAGGCCCTTCTCTGCGTAGATGTGTCCGATGCGAGCCTCTAACGTGGCTGGCGTTTTTGTGGTGTCCTTCAGCCAAGCCGTCTGGGGTAGGCCCAAACTTTCGTTGAGCCATTCACAGGCGAGGGTGATATCTTTTGATGTAGTGCGTGATGCCATAGTAGTGTGTGTGGGTTGGAAATTAAACGGTGGTATTACGTGAGGCTTTATATGCCTCAAATCGCAGGTGCTCAGCCTTCTCACATAGTTCCTTGTGGTACCTCTTAAGGGCTTTCTTGTGGACTGCGTGAGCGGCCTGAAGTGCAACCCAAGCACGGTGTGCTTTGGCTTCGGCTTCAGTTGCCAGTGAATCGGCGGTGTGGTATGAGGTAGTCATTGTTGTGGTAGGAGAGCATACAATCAGGTATAGAACGATTTGTCAAGTCGTGCTGTGTCATAATACTGTATGACATAGTAGGTAGTTGACAGAGTCTAATCTTAGGCACTCAGCCTATGTATGGCTGCAAACCCAGTATCTATGCGGGTTCCAAGGCATCATCGCATAAATGCCTATAGAAGGCGTTTTCTATACCCAGTCCATAGGTAGGTATAGGCCAAAAGATACCCCCCTTAGAATGGCACCGCTTTAATCGTGCCAACTCAGGGCATATGACATAGCACTATGACATAGCAGGTACTAGACAGATATGCATATGTGTGCTAGTGTGTTTGCCTATGAACCTAAAACTCGTAAATTACTTGCAGCAGGGCAAGCCGCTCAACGAACGCCAGTCGGCACTGCTCGATGCCAACCCTAAGATTGCTTCTTACTATACGGAGCCAGACGAAGATGGAAAGCAAATGGTCTGTATTGAATTGGCAGCAGGTTTTAACTATGAAGGCAGAGAATCCTTTATAGCCTACGGATGGCGTGAAGCCGTTCAGCAAATCAAACACATCGCCGAGGACATCGCCGAGTAACCTTAACTTTCCCCCACATACTATGACTACCAAAAATAACATCATCAAGCCTTCCGTCGTGAAGGCTATAGCCAAACAGAATGGTCGCCGAGTCTCGAAAGAGTTTATCGACCTTCTCAACCAATACGTAATCCGCAAGGTCGTAGAGTGCTCTGAAACCCATAACGGGAAGAAGAAGACGCTCGATGCCGCCGTCGCAGGTTACAACGGAATCAAATAATAATACGACTATGGAAACCAATAATGACACCAGATACCGCCGTAAAATTAATCAGGCACTAAATGTGCTGCTAGATACGGCATTTGCTCTCTCCGACAAACAGGTAACCGTCGCCGCACTTAAACGTGTACAGAAAGAAATTGAGGTTGCGATATACGACTGCCAAAAAGAGATTGCACCTCCTACCCCACCACGCACATATGTCATTCAAGTGCCCTCTAAGGGCTATTACGTAAAGGAAACCCAGTCTTGGACTCAGGATATTACAGAGGCTTCCCGCTACAGTGAGGAGACTTTTGGAAAATATCACGACCACACTGGCTCCGTCGACGCTCGCTGGGTGCTGGTCTCCTGAACTATGACACTGCACCCTATTGACAAATCCTTCACCCCAACAAATATCAATAACGCTATGACCAAACCTACCACCATCATCCCCTCATACGAAGCCGTCGCCGACGGTGAGTATCAGGTTCACCACTCAGAACTTCCTTTCATTATTTCTAAGGAAGACGGACAAGTTGACGTTCAGTACGTTGCTGTCTTACGAGACAAATACAACGGAGAGATTTCTTTCCAACGTTACAGCCGACTGCAGACACTTAAAGTGTGCGTCAACCTAACGTACACTGACGTACATCTTGAAAAAACGGTTTCGTACATTTCAAGCGTCGGCTCAACTGTGTGGTCTGAATCGTTCCCTATAGACCCTGTCACGTTTGAAACTAAGCCGTACTCGCACTTCAAATTAGCGTCCTCGGTAGTATTCAAAGCAGACGGTACACCCTCTAACCTTGAGGCTCAAAGCAAATGAAAAACAAACTACTGACCGTCAGTCGACTGCCACACTCCTACCTTACCGTGGGAGATGTGAGCGTGGTGATTGACCGTGACACTACGGGCGGACTGTCCGCCTTCAATGACAAGTTAACCATCGTTATCCAGCAGGACAGCAACTACTACAAGACTGTTATTGAGTTGAGCAAGAGCAACATCAACGGAGACGTTGAGTTGTCCGACTGGCTCCACGATGTCATCAGGCACTTCACCAATCTTAACTCTGTTAAAAAATGAAGCCACACGACGTGCCAGATATGAAGGAGTACCTGAGGGCTGTACGTACCGCTAAACTGCGTAAGCAGATGCGTCGCAAGGCGACGGTGCGTATCACCTTAGGGCTTGTTATCATCTGGTTAGCCTTTGTTGGCTTCGTATCCATCATCAACAAAATCATAAACTAAAATGGTAAAATATCACACAACACGTTTTGATAATATTCCGCTTACTGTAAACGGCGTTACGTACAAAGGAAACTTTTTCGCCAAGTACGTATGGACCAATGACAAAATTGGGGTTACTAAATTTTTCGATAAGCCGCACTGGGATTGTATCTCTATCATTAACCCAGAGGCCATCGCTCACAACGGAGAAGACATCTACGACGGTTTGTGCAGCGAGCACAGGCAAAGTTTAGATGAGCAGTGCATCTATGCCGCCGAAGAAAAACAACCTCTTCCTCCCGCAAAAACAAAACGTTCAAACCGTAAGCGGTCTTGACACAACCTGCACCACTCTGTTACAAACCTTTCCCATACATACTATGACCATCCAAAAAATAAATAAAAACCTAGACGAGACCGTATACCGTGCTATTCCTGCACTGTCTGCAACTCAACTGAAGACCCTTAAGAAGTCCCCGTGGCATCTTAAGTACAACATCGACAACCCATCCAAGCCCACAGAAGAAATGGTGTTCGGCACGGCTGTACACGCTGCTTGGCTTGAGCCAGCAAAGTTTGCAGACGTATACGTACGCTCACAGAAATTTGACCGCCGTACTACGGCTGGTAAAGTTGCTGCTGCTGAGTTTGCTGCCGCTAACGAAGGTAAGATTATTATCGACTTCGACGACTGGACAAACCTTGAGTCGATGGTTGCCAACCTGAACGAAGCGTACGGACATCTCCTCCCGTCTTGCGAGACAGAGTTGTCTATCGTGGTGCCTGACCCTAAGTTTAAGGTAACGCTTAAAGGTCGTCTCGACTTGTACTGCGAAAAGACGAAGACCATCTACGACCTGAAGACGTGTCAGGATGCGTCGTTCGGTGGGTTCTCCCGTGACGTGTACAAGAATGACTACGCCCTGCAATGTCTGCACTACCTGTTTATTGCTAAGGAAGCAGGTCTCGACGTGGAGCGTTTTGTGTTTATTCCAACGGAGAAGAAAGCACCCTTCTCTTGTGCTGCCTATCCTATCGTCTTCAACCTGACGTTCCAGCACTTGTGGCAGGAGCGGCACGAAGAATTGCGTCAGGCTTGGGCTGAAGCAAACGAGCGTGGTGTGTACGTCAAGCCGCACGAACTTGCAGAGCGTAGCATCGTCATCAACTAATTATTATAAAATGAAAACACCATATAACACTATCACGCTTCTGGTTTCTGACGCAAAAGAACTTCCGTTCTTCGATTCAATCCTGCTAAATTATTTCAGATACTCGGCTACCTGTGCAGACGACAGGGGCCTTGCAACTGGATTAACAAACGTTACCAACAAAGAAATTTGTAATGCGTTTGGAGTTAGCGAACGTTACGTTTCTCTTTCAATTTCCCGTCTTCGTAAGATTGGAAAAATCGAGTTCGTATCCTACGACGGCAAGGAGCGTATCTTAGGAATAAAATAATTACTATGACCAAACCTACCACACCACTCGGTTTCACTGGAATATTCATCCCTAGGGACTTATGGCTGAAAGAGGACCTAAGCCCTACTGAGAAATTGCTTGCAGCAGTCGTAGACGCTCTTGACCAAGGGGATGGGTGCTGGGCATCCAACTCCTACCTCGGAGGGGTTCTGGGGCTGTCTGAGAGGTCCGTAAGGGACTATCTGGCTAAACTGGAGGCGTTCGGAATCCTGATTCGCAAACAGGACGGCGAGAAACGTCGCATATACTCGGTGTATGCAGATGCGATTCGCAAGGCAGACATACCAGCAGCACCGTCGAACGAACGTTCAGGGGCGGCAGAAACTCGCCTACCAGAGGCGGCGGAATCCTGCCTAGGGGGGCGGCGGAATCCTGCCACCAATAATAAACTTAATAAGAAAGATGATATTAAACCCTCACTGGGGTATTTGGTATCTCAAGTTTTATCTAGGTTTGAATTAAGCAAGGAGAGCAAAGACGTTCTGGAGGCAAACCTCTTGCTGTACACTGACCATCTGAAGACCTTGAACCGTAAGGCATCCATCAATAGCATTAATGCTCAGGTGGAGTTCTTACGGGACCAGACTGGTCAATGGTCAAATATGTCTATCGCCGTGGAGATTATCAACCAGACGATACGTCAGGGCTGGACTGGCTTATTCCCGTTAAGCAAAAACGCTCAGGCACCTAAGAAAATTCTAACCTCAAAAGACCACGATGGAGCCTTTTAAAGAATTTAAGGAGAGTGAGGCTTCACTCAACTGTACCTGCGAGCAATGCGGAGAGCCGTTTGTTGTGACAGGTGCGGTGCTGGAGTACTTCAAGACGTTCAGGTACTGCACCAGCAAGTGTGCGGATATCGCATACGAAATTGCTAACCCTAAGCCGAAGACGGAGACGACGCTTAAAAATTATCCTCCGATTTACTGGGACACTGACGTGAAGAGGCTTCCAGAAAAACTGGCTGCGTCGGCTGTCAACTGGTACCCGAAGGTGGGCAAAGGTCACCTGCTCATCCACGGCTCAAGTCGTGCTGGGAAAACACGCACAGCGTGGGAGGTATGCAAACGACTCCACAGGGAAGGGTTTGCTGTGGAGGGTTATACCGTGCGGCAACTTGAAGAAAAGTTGTACGAAGGGATGGGAAGAAATAATCACCACGCAATGTTCAGGCACCTTGCTCAGGTTCAGGTTCTATTCATAGACGACTTAGGCAAAGAGCATATGAGTAAAGCGGGTCGACTGGCACCAGACCTTTTTGCATTAATTGACGAGCGTACGTCGTGGAAGAAGCACACGATTATAACTACGAATCATATGGGCGATGGCCTACGTGAAAGATTTGGTGACGCTGAAATGGGCACAGCATTTGTTGCTCGTCTACGTGAGTTCTTTGATATCACCTGCCCATAATTCTATGAACGAACCCGAATACCCAAAAGCAAAATATAACAACTCAATTGCTGGTGCTGCCATTTCAATTGGCGTTACTCCTGAGACGCTTGAATTGTTTGTCGCACAAATGCGAGAGTATGACCGTAAAGAAAAACTAGGAGAAAAACCTGACTCTAAACTTGTGTACTGGTGGGCATATGTTGAAGTATATAACCGTATGCTTGAACTATCAAAAAAAGTAAAATACCTAGAAGAACAAATTGATATTGGTGTTAAGAATTGTTTTTCCCACTTGCACGACAAAGAAAGAATTAAAGGAGGAGGACAAGAATGAGCGACCCAACCCGATACGAAGTCGAGGGCTGTATGGAGCCGTCAAAAAAAGGAAATTTTGTGCATTGGTCAGACTACGCAAAACTCAAAGCCGAAAATCAGCGTTTCAGAAAAGCGTTTAAAGACATAGAGGCAGCGTGGTATAAGGGACGCTCATCATACGTCATTGCAATCGTTGACGACGCACTAGCAAAACAAACCAACACAAAATGATTTACGAATTTAGAAACCCTATGCCAGTAGAGACACCTTTGGGCTATGGTATGCTTCTGTACGTGCGAGACGGGGGAACGTTTAGTAATGATGTGTTTGCCATAGTGCTGGACAAAGACGGAGTCATCAGGCACTTTACAAGCGAACAATTTTCCTTCGTGCAAAACGATACATTTAGAATCAAATCAAAATGAAACGTACTAATTTAAAACGAGGTACTAGGCTTCGCCCTGTTAGTAAAAAACGCAGGAAGAATTTAGATACCTATTCAAAATTAAGGCAGGACTTTCTGAAGGACAAAAGAGTTTGCTTTGTATGCGTAAGGACAAAGGCCACGGACATTCATCATATGAACGGGCGGCACAACGAACGGCTTAACGACACCACCCACTGGTTGCCAGTGTGCAGACCTTGCCACGACTGGATTCATCTTCACCCCCAGAAAGCCAGAGACAGCGGCTATTTAATTTGAGCCGCCCTACCTACGAGACTGAAGGTCATTTAGAAAGTGAAAGAAAGGTCATCGAAACTATTGAGGCGTTGCACGGGGTTAAATTAACGAAGACTCCAAAGTACTATCACATAGATTATTGCATTGTGGATATGCGGAATAAAGTTTGCGGCTGGATTGAAGTAAGAAATAAAACGTTCAACAGAAATAAATTTACGTCGTTCTATACTTCACTAGAAAAATATTTAAGCGTGGCACGTATGGCACATCTAACTGGTCTTCCAGCATACATAGCCTGTTCGTGGACTGATGGCATCTTCTTCAAGACCGTGCATCACGGCGACGCTAGGGTGTATCCTATAACCGTAGGAGGACGTACTGTTAATTCACGCAACGACCCTGACGACATCGAGCCAGTGATTCATATTCCGATTGAAGATTTCAAACCTATATCAACTATGTTCCAATGAAAATTCGTACCTACGATTGCCCTACACGCTTCTTCGTCACGTCGTCTAAGCCTGACATTGAGAACCTTGTCGACCTGCTTGCACTAAGAGGGAATGGCGAATGCTCCTGCGAAGATTTTAAAATGGTAAAATTAATTAATTATAGAAAGAAGGAAGGACCCACACAGTGTAAGCATATAAAGGCTTGCAGGGACCACTTCCTAGACGAGGTCATCCACTACATTCGGCAGGATACTGGTATGACAAAGTAGGAGTTGACAAAGGCCACAACACTATGATACATTATGCACCTACCAACAACACTATGTCGTTACCTACCACACCAATCAACGTCGACAAAGCCGTCGACGCTCTCATCAAACCATACCAGCGTAAAGGCCGCACACGTTCCTACCCAAACAGCAATTGGACTAGGGAAGTTGTCGTCAACGTTTCTATCATCCTCGAAAAATACGAGGACGGTACGCTCCCAGAAGAAGAGCGTGTCATCTACGACTTCTGTAAAAAGATTCGTCAAAAGTACGGCAAGCGTCGCCACGGAAAGTTTGGTCGCACGTTTTTCCAAGACTGGGTAATCAAAACCCTCAACAAAGAAATCGCCACTCTCTGCACTCCACCCATAAAATAATATGAACGACATACTAAAAAAACTACAGGCACCGTTTCACCCAGACCGCATTGAATGGCGACTTGGGTCCTGCGGTAAAAAACAGGACGGCTCCTTCTGGGGCAAAGCCCTATGCTACATCACCCAGCGAGCAGCCTTTGAGCGGCTCGACGAAGTGTTTGGCTCTAACTGGTCCATCGACGAAAAGTATCAGACCGTTGGCTCTGGTGCCGTTTGCGTTGTGACCGTCTCCGTTAGGGAGAAAGACGTAGAGCGTAAGGTTACTGGCTCCTGCCAAGTCGAGTTTGATAAGGCTGGCGACATCGACCCGTTTAAGACCGCATCATCTGGTGCACTAAAACGTGCCGTTGTATCGCTAGGCGTGGGTCGTTATTTGTACGACCTTGAAGAGGGCTGGGCTGTCATTGCCTCAGACGGAGCGTACCAAGGTAAGACACGTGACAAGGAATCCTTCCGCTGGAACCCTCCTACACTCCCTGTTTGGGCGTTGCCTGAAGGCTTTAAGCCAGAAGAGAATAAGAAGAAGGTCGCAACGTTTGTACCTGAGCAGGAAGAGTTTGTTCCGACTGCACGATTCATTCCTAACGAGTCTGCACAGCAGCCAGTAAACCTTACCGTAACACCGTTTGGCTCCTCTGACCCTCTCGACGCTGTGATTCACTTCGGCAAGAACAAAGGCAACAGCCTTAGAACCCTTAGCAAGAAGTCGCTCCAGTGGTATATCGAAGAGTACAAGGCAGAAGGCTACAATGGTCGCCCTCCACGCAAGGAAGACTTAGACCTCCGTGCAGCACTAGATAAAGTTGCTGGTACGAAGACGGTGTCTGCTCCCGCTCCCGCCCACGCAGCACTTGAAACTGAAGACAACGTTCCGTTCTAATGGCTAAGCCTAAACGCAAGTCGAAGACGGAGCCTTACCAGATTAGAATCAACAACGCTAACTGGACCATATACAAACAGTGGTGCGAAAAAGAAGGAGTAGCATTCTGTTTCCTGTCAAACGCTAGCAGATTCAATCTTTGGGTTTCAGAGATTATCAAAAAGTCTAGGTAGTTCAATGGATAGAACCTCCGCCTTCTAAGCGGATGATTTGGGTTCGATTCCCAACCCAGACACCAGACTCCTAACTAACACTTAGGGGTCTTTTTGTATAAACTAGTCTAACTTGGTTAGGCACCACTTGTTATTGTCCACCTCAGTATATGCGACGTGGATAAACTCAGACTCCCACTCGACTTTAGTAATACGCAGTGAAAAGATTTGTTCGTCTGTCTCAAACAGACCAGCCTCTACTAGTGAATCAATAATTGTTTTACTGACGTTGTCTGCGTCTGGCTTTGTTACCTTAGGGCGAACCTTGCCATCTTTGATTGGTCTGCTCTTAGGTGGAAGGTAGGACAAAATGATTGCAAGATGCACTGGTTTACCCTTCTCAATCTTGTAAATGTTTTTGTATGCTCTCAGTCTTTCTAGGAATTCATTCTTCCACTTTTGGATTTCACTCTTCACATATTTACCAATGAAGGGTGGCCTTCCCTTAGGCTTAATAATTCTTAAAGCCGATTGATGCGTAGAAGTCGGCGGGGACATAGCGATTTCTATTAGGTGGGTACGTAGGTCTTGTTTCATATATTGACTGGTTAGGACAAATAGACATATATCATACCTATGGACAAGCACGAAAAGATTAGGACAGACGTAGGCTCAAGGCATACTGGAGCAAAGATACCCGTTGAAAAACGTGAAGAGATTGAACGTCGTCTTAAAGAGGGTGAAGGCATTAGACACATTGCAAAAGAAGTTGGCTCAAGCGAGCACACTGTAACAGCAATAAGAAACTCTACGGAGTCAGGACCTAACCTCAACAGTTGGAAGAAGAGCGTCGCAAATAACTTAATGGAGTTTGTTGCTAAGGGTGCAGAAAGACTTAACGCAGAAGTAGACAACATCCCAATTGGCTCATTGCCTCTGGCAATAGCCATTGCTCAGGACAAAGCACTCACGCTTAACGACCAGCCAACGCACGTGACAGAGCACAGACTTTCAATAAGCCACGACGACATTGGGCGGCTTATTAAGGGTGATATTATAGATATCGACCCGCCAAAAATTGGATAACAAAAACCCCTCTTCGGCTACCAACCTAGGAGGGGTAAACTGTTGCCAGTTTATGCTATGACCGTACGTGTTTCCACGCCACGGCCTTATGATTGGATATTTTCCTCTGGGGTCAAGGAACATTGCCGTCTCCTAAACGACCACACGGTATATCCAAACGTAATTAAAATAATACCGCCAGCCGTATAAGAAAACCACGTTTGCATAAGAATAGTAGGAAGGAATATAGGCAGAGCCATTAATGAAGTCCCGATAGCAAGACCAACTGCTCCTGCTTTTTTAAGGCCAGACAATCCAAACCACATAGCAGCCATAAGTGCTCCGCCACCGATAAGAGTGAACACAGCACCACCTGCAAGGAAGTACTTCCTGATAGCCTCCATAGTTTCCTTTGCCTGTAAATCTTTCAGTGCCTTCTCAGCCAACTCAGCACGTGAATTTGCCGCAGCCAATTCTTTCTTAGCCTTCTCTACCTCTTTCCACTTCAGGGTAGTCTTCTCATCTACGCTCGCTGCTTCAGCCCTATCTCTGGTGAAGTAACCTTCATCTGCTGCTTTGATTGCGTTCTGGTAGGCTTCAAGGTCCTTAACGGTAGGCCGTGCTATGCCTGATAGTCTTTCAAGTTGGGCATCTATGGCTAGTTTGTTTACCGCAGGGATATCTACACCTTCTGTAGCAGCCTTAAGACCGCTTACGGCCTTGGAGACTTCAGATTCCACAGAATCAATATAGGCATCCGTTTTAACAGA